GGCATCCCGAACATCTCGGCGATGGTCAAGGGCAAGAAGGTCTACGACCCGCGGACGACTACGACCGCTTACTCGGCAAACGCTGCGCTCTGCCTGCGCGACTACCTGACCAGCTCGACCTACGGGCTCGGCATGAGCTCGAGCGAGATCGACGACACGGCTTTCACGGCTGCGGCGAACATCTGCGACGAGCAAGTCGAGGTAAAGCCGGTGACTTCGCCGGCGACCTACGAGAACCGCTACGAGACGAACGGCGTCCTCTACACCAGCGCATCGCCCGACGAGAACGTCGGCAAGCTCTTGTCCGCGATGGGCGGGCTCGTGGCGTACTCGGGCGGCAAGATCGTTCCTTACGCGGCCGGCTACCGCATCCCGACGGTCACGCTTACCGACACGGACTTCGCCGGCGGAATCAGCGTGCAGACGAAGACGAGCTCCCGCGACCGGGTGAACGCGGTTAAGGGCGTGTTCGTCTCCGAGAAGAGCGAGTGGCAACCGACCGACTTCCCGCCCGTCACGTCGACGACCTTCTACACGCAGGACAACTCGATCCGCTACTGGCGCGACGTCGTCTTACCGATGACGACCTCGAGCTCGGCGGCGCAGCGCATCGCCCGCATCGAACTCCTGCGCGCTCGGCAGGAACTCACGTTCACGGCTCGCTTCCGCTTGGATGCGATGCAAGTCCGCGCCGGAGATACGGTGATGGTGACGCTCTCGAAGTTCGGCTGGAGCGCCAAGGTCTTCGAGGTCATCTCGTGGAACTTCGTCGCCGACGGTAGTCCGCCGCAACTGGCGATCGAGATGACGCTCCGCGAGACCGCGTCCTCGGTCTACGATTGGAGCACGTCCGACGAGGTGCAGGTCGACACGACTCCGACGACGACGCTGCCGGACCCGTTCGCACTCGATGCTCCGACCAATCTCACGCTGACCGCGGACGGCACGACGCAACTGATCCAAGCCGACGGCACGGCGCTCCCGCGGATCAAGGTCGCGTGGTCCGCTCCAAGCGAGGAGTTCATCCAGAGCGGCGGCGACGTGGTCATCGAATACAAGCAGGGCAACTCGACGACGTACCTCACATGGAGCCGCGTCGACGGTGACCAGACGCTCGACTACATCTCGAGCGACGTGCGGATCGGGACCAGCTACGACGTCCGCATCTACGGGCTTTCGTACTTCCAGATCGCGACCAGCTACCTCACGGCGAGCGTGACGGTTGCCAAGGACACAACGGCTCCGGCGACTCCGACTTCGCTCACGGCATCGGTTGGCACGGGCAAGGCCGTCTCGCTCGATTGGGCGGACAACACCGAGCCGGATCTATCCGAGTACGGAATCTACAGAAACACGACCGGCGTCACGCCGGCCAATGACGCGACCGACAAGATTGCCGAGGTCCGCGCCTCGCGCTTCGTCGATACCGAGGTCGCGATTGGAACGACCTATTACTACTGGGTCAACGCGTACGATCTGGTCGAGAACGTCTCCGGATTCTCTTCTCGAGTAACAGCAGTTCCGACCTACGTCAGCGGAGGCAGCGTCGATCCATCGGCGCCAGCTACGCCAAACGCTCCGACGTTCTCGAGCGATGGAACTTATGTTTCAAGCGACGGAACTTCGGTGGCGCGCATCACGTTGACGGCGCCGGCGATGCCTACGCTCGGAAAGATTCTGTCCATCCTTTATCGGCGCTCCGGATCGAGCGACTGGATCGTTGCCAATCAAATCGACTCTGGCTCGATTGCCGTTTCCGTAGATGACCTGACTCCGAACGTCGCCTACGAGTTTGCGGCGCGAGCCATCTCCAACTTCGACATTCTTTCGGCAACCTCGGCGACCTTGTCGCGTACGGCTCCGAGCAACACGACGGCTCCAAGCGCTCCGACGGCAGCTTACATCAGCGGAGAATATGCCGAGCCTGTATCGGCTGGCTCAATTCCGATGTATGCCATCGGCATTTCCGTCACGATGCCTAGCGGTTCCGACGTTGCGTATTTTGAGGCAAAAATCGTCAACTCCAACAGTTCAAGTTCTACTGCTCCGGCGTGGTACTCGAACGGTGACAAGTTGCTTTTCTCGTCAGCCGGAAATCCCTCGCAAAACTATCGCACGTTTTTCTATCAGTCGGTGCAGTTCACGGCCGGATGGGGATTCGTTCGCGCTCTTTCCCGAAGTGGAACCGCTTCGTCATGGACGGCAGTCGGAAGCGTTAATGACTACACGGCACTTCAAAAGCGTCCCCTCGGAACGGTTGCTCAATACAACTCAAACGATGTAACCGTCACCGGCATCAAGACCGGCGGCGGCTCGAGCACTCGGCAGGTCAACGTCGTGTTCTCCGACTCGGTCGTCGTGACTCTCGCCGGCGGAGCGACCACCGAAAACTTCAACGTGTCGTTAAGCAACCGCGGATTCTCCGCAAAGCCCGACATCGGCACCGCTCAATGTGCGAGCAACGGCAATCTCTCCGCGGCGTACGATTACGACAACGCCGGCAACAGTTCGACCAACGCGGTTGTCCGCGTGACCAGCATTGACGGAACGAACATTCCCGCCGGACTCGCTCGATTCTCGGTCGAGTTCACGGATTACACCTGACTCCTATGGCCTTTCAAAAAACTTTTACGCTGCGCTCCGGCGCGTCCGGCAATTACGTTCGCCTTGTCTCCTATCGCGTCGACCGGATCACGCGAGAAGGTGTCGGGCTTTTTGCGGTCTACCTAAACGCCGCCGCAGCGCACGGAGGGCTTGAGCCGCTTTCTCCGTGGATCGCCAAGCTCCGCGTCACGGGCGACATCTTCGATGCGTACTTCTCCCGCACGGCCATCGATTCGGATGTGCTGGCGCAGTTCTACCGGGCGGCCAAGGCCGAGCCGGTGATCTCCGACTTCGGCGATGACGCATTTATCGACGCAATCGACATTTGACGCGCCGTTTTTCGTCTTCTGTAAGTCGTTGAGCCTTGGACGCTTGCCGAGGCACTAAAAGATTTTTCTCTTTTCTGCTTGGCATCGGGCGCGGGATCGTCCTTTGTCGTGGACGTCGGAGGCAATCAAGCCCGAGACCAACAATAACGATGACCAACGAAATCAAGTCCGGCCAAGTCCTCACCGCCCGCAGCGCTTGCGACTACGACTGCATCTTCTCCGTGAAGGTGCTCGACCGCAAAGGCTCCTTTGCAACCGTCGAAGCGCACGGCGAAGCCAAGCGCGTCAAGATTCGCAGCGATGACCGCGGCGAGTACGTCTTCGCCCTCGGCAAGTATTCGATGGCGCCGATCTTCCGCGCCTCCGAGGAGGTGGCGTCGTGAAGCGCCTCGCTCTTTTCCTCGCTCTCGCGGCAGCGGCTCACGCCGCTCCGCCGGAGTCATTCTGGCGCGCTCTGCACGTTGTCGAGACCTCCGGCCGGCAAGGGCCGATCCTCGGAGACAACGGGCGCAGCCTCGGGCCGCTTCAGGTCTCGCGGGCGTACTTCACCGACTCCCGCGTCGCCGGCACTTACGAGCAGGTCGTCGATCTGCCCTTCGCTCGCCGCGTCGTCTCGGCCTATCTTCAACGCTACGCTCCGAAGGCGTGGGCTTCGGGAGACGTCGAGACGCTCGCACGCGTCCACAACGGCGGTCCGCTAGGCGATCGCAAGCAGGCCACCATCAACTACGGAAAGAAGGTTCTACGACTCTCACGATGACCAACGAACAATTCACCGAGCTCATGCTCGAGGTCCGAGCGATCCGCTCGGCGCTGACGCAAACGAGGGCGCCTGCCGCGGCGACGCCTTCCGCGGCTCCTGCCGCTACCTCCGAGGAGATCCCGCTACCGATCACGCCGGTCGAGAACGCTGGAGCCGTTCAGGTTCACTTCGGCAAGAACACCGGCCGGGCGCTTGCTGATCTCGGCGCGAAGTCGGTCGAGTGGTACGCAAAGGAGCAGCCGCCGAAGTTGATGCACGACGGGACGCCGTTCCCTCCGCGGCCGGCAGACGTTGCGCTGCGCGAGGCTGCGCGGACTTTGGTCCACCAGCGCCGCGGAACGATCCCGACGTCCGCTCCCGTGCTTCAGCCGGAGCCTATCAGCGAAGAGGTTCCCTTCTGATTTAACGCCGGCCGGCCGCTCCCCAGCGACCGACCGGCACAACACAACAACAGGACAACGAACAACATGAATACCGAAACCGACAAAACCGAACTCGCGGTCGCAAAGCCGACCGTATCCTCGCCGATCTCCTTCGGAGCTTCCGGCGTGCAACTGACATCACTCGAGGACGCGTTCCGATTTGCAAAGGCAATCGTGAGCAGCGGCTTCGCGCCTCGCGGCATGGAGAAGCCGGAGTCAGTCCTCGTCGCGCTGCAATGGGGCGCCGAGCTCGGGCTGACGCCGATGGCTGCGTTATCCAACATCGCCGTAGTCAACGGCCGGCCGAGCCTCTTCGGCGACGCTGCCCTCGCGCTCGTTCGGTCGAGCGGCCAGCTTGAATCCTACTCGGAGGAGGAGGTCGGCGAACGCGGCAAGGATTCGTTTGGCTACAAGATCACGGCGAAGCGCAAGGGCTTCGATCCGCAGAGCGAGACCTTCACGACCGCAGACGCGAAGACCGCGAAGTTGTGGGGCAAGGCTGGACCGTGGAGCGACTATCCGGCGCGGATGCTAAAGTTCCGCGCTCGCGGATTCCTGCTGCGCGATGTCTTCGGTGACGTCCTCAAGGGGCTCCGCACGATGGAAGAAGTCCGCGACACGCCCGCCGAGATCAACGTCACGCCGGCCGACAAGGTCGCCGCAGGTCTCACCTCACAACTCTGACCACCATGAGCAAAAACGAAATCCGCGAGGCGATCATCGCATCCGCAACCGAACAGTTCCGCGGTCTCTTCGAGACGCACTTCACGTCAATCTGCAAGGCCGCGACCGAGT